TGCTGGCAGCAGGCATTCGGGAAGAGAAATATGTTATTGCGGTACTTACAGAAGGATTACCTGTGGATCCTATGGAAAGGAAAATGAAAGAAGCCGCATTATTTTCCGAACAGGGAGATGATGTTGATAAATTATCGCTTGCTCAGAAACACAGAGCAAATGTCACTATGGGTGTCAAAAAATATTGCGTTCTTGACAATTGCCTTAAAGGAAGAAAATTACTTTTAAGTGTGCATGAACTGAAGAATCTTCCAAAAGAGAAACGAGATGCATTAAAAGCAGCTGATTACAAAGTCCTCACAGGATATGCAGCAGCAAGAGATGCAGCAGCTCTTACTAATGGTGAAGAGACTCTCAATAATATCTTCGATATTATCGAAAAAGCTGGATGGCATACAGAGCCAAATGGATATGCAGCAAATGTTATTCGCCCAGTAAAAAGTGTTTTGAACATGCATGATAATGATCCACGAGTTGTTAATGCAATTATTGGAATATTTGAGCCAATCAAACCGAACACATTTTTCGCTGATGCACTTTCGAAATATCATGGCAGAAGACCAGCGGAATACCTCACAATGCATCTGGAAAAAGAAGTTGCTAAGAAATTAGGGATTCAACCTTTATATACCGGCGGTGATTTAAGAAAAGTTACTTCTGTAATCAATAGTCAGCGCTATTACGGAGCAACTGGAACAGAAAACAAATAAAACAAATTAAATTATACAGAATATAGCACTTGCATTTTAGTATCGTAAGTGCTATACTCTGCTCAAAGACAAACGAATGTTCGATATCATAATTCAGCTTCGGCATATGCGGCGTGAAATTTAGAGCCGCTCTCCTTCTAAATCGTAGCTGAATTATGCTATTGAGCATAAGAATAGGAGAGAAAGCAAATGAATAAAGCAGAAGCAAAAGCAACAACAGTCACAATTCCAATGAAGGGAAGATACTTTCTTCATAAGAACGGAAGTATCATCCCAGTAACTGACCTGATTAATGCAATCTATCTCATGACCGGAGATGAGAAAATTAATGAATGGGATCCGGATCTTGAGTTCTATATTCGTACATTCTTTGGGAATATCGTAAGAGAAATGTCCCCAACAGAAATAACAGTCAAGAACTTTCTGAAGCATGAGGAGAAAGTAAAGGCAATTAAATTATACTATCACATGCACAATACGGAATCTAATAAATGCACACTGGTAGAAGCCAGAGATTATGTGGAACAGCTTAAAACACAGATGAAAGAGAGAGGCGAACTGTAATGGAAAAAATTAAAAATGCAGTAAAAACAAAAGAATATGCAAAATTTCATATGGAAACCATCGTAGCGCATAACGGTATCCTAGTTGATATCGTTGTGTCTGAGTCCTATGAAGAAACCGAATTTGACAAAATCATGGCAGACTGTAAGCGCCAGGAAGAAGAACGTAAGCGTGAACGACGTAGAGAAAAAATTAAATTAATCAATCTGTTTACAGGAAGAAGAGAAAAGAGGGAAATCGCATGATAACAAGTAATAAAATGCCGGAGCTGGCAGCTACAGATATTGTAAAGTTAAGAAATGGAAAAATCGGGATTGTATTAGGAAATGAGCATTCTGACAATTATCTTGCCATTTATACCAATATTACTGCGCATGGTGTGTCTTGTAAAGCCTATTTAAGTAATTATAAATCAAATAGGCATAATGATGATCATAGCCTTGACATAATTAAAGTGTGGAAATCAAATTATAAAACCCAATATGCCTTAATTAATACATTCTACACAAAAAACAGCACTCCGAAATACATGAACCCTGATTGGGAAGAACCAACTATAATGACCATAAAGGAAATTGAAAAAATTATTGGTCATCCGTTCACGGTCATTGAGGAAGAGGTGGGCGAAGATGAGTGAAACACTGTCATTTGCAGGATGGAGACCAGGCAATCCGGATCAAATCATCCCGTGGAAAGAGAAATTCGATGAAGAATATAGCGACGGAGGCCAGTTAACATTACTGTCAAAAGAAATCTATCAGGCAGAAGCAGATGAAGATATGCCGGCTTTCGAATATCGCTATATTATTAAAGCAATGGATCTGCAGGCGTTTGGATCAGATCAGAAGACAATTTGTTTCCGCTTATATATGTGTCCATTACATAAATACTGGGAATCAGAATCATTAAAAGGTCTTTCAGAAGATAATAATAAAGACTGGTTCTTCGAAGATGCAGCAGATTCAGATATTCTTCCGTATATAGGAGAAGAATATTTAGATTATTCAGATGATGATGTTTCGCCGGATGAGAACGGTAATAAATGGTATGATTACTTTTATCATATTACAGACTGGTCTAAAGCTAACGAAATGCTAAACATAATTACAACAGTTCTGTATCCGATGGACAGTACACGCGGTCACGGTCTTGACCAGGCATGGAATCAACTGGGAAACACTGGCTGGGATTTACTTGAATACATTCTGAATGGAAAAAATTGTGTTGACGCGGCATTATCAAGAATGCATAACTGCAATAATTAACTTTACAATACGAGAGAAGAATGATATATTGATTATAACAAGTTAAATTAACTATATACAAGGAGAAAAATATAATGAAGACAAAAGCAGTCCGCAGCCAGAGAATCGCATGGCTGTTGAGGAAAGAGGGATTTAAAATTCTTGGCATCACGCCAAATAGAAGACGTCCAAATCTGGATGTTTATATATTTGAAGCAACACCGGAGTTATGCACAGCTCTTGATACACATATCCAAAATAAAGACAACAGAAGGGATAACTAACGAAAGTAAATCGGAGGGAAAATCATGAGTGAAAAAGAATTTGACCGCGGTAAGTGTTTTACATTCTTTGCTTCTTATAGAAAACAGGGCGAAAGAATAAAAGAAATTCTTGGGCCGGAGAAAGCTCTGGAATATTATGAGGCGGTCATAGACTATGGACTGTACGCCAAACCGATAGATAATAATCTCCTATTATATGTAGGAGATACCTTACTTGAAACGATCGACTCATCCCAAGAGAAGCGGTCACGAGCATTCGGTGAGAACATGACCGTCACTTTATCCATCTTGGAATTGAAGCGTGATCATCCAGAATATTCTCAGAATCAGATTGCGCAAGAGCTGAAGACGAGCAAAGGCAAAGTCAATAAAGTGCTTACAAAATACAGAGATGGCGGGTATGCAGATTTTGTTGACTTTAACTTGCTCATAAATGAAATTGAATATGATCCTACGGGGCAGGTGATATGGCCATCTGGTTCCGGTACTGGTACTAATTATAATACTAATAATAATTATAATAATAATAATAATAGTACCGACCGGTACCGTGACCACCAGCGTGACCGCTTGGATGGTCTGGTAGCCGGATCGCTCGTAGAGGTCGCTGGCGCTCCAAATGTCGTCGCTTCCGCTCCTAACTCCGCTGACGCTGCGCGCTTACGCTTGCCGGATGATCTGCCGGAAGATATTAAGAATATAAAATTCGAAGCGAAAATAGATGACAAATCTATGTTAGAGGTTATGGATCGTGATTATCGTGAGTGTTTAGATGATGGTTGGGAGACTCACGAGGATATTAGAGATAAGCTTATCGAGAAGTTTACTACCGGATTCTATTGTGGTGATAATGATAAGGTTACTGCTTATGCAGAGTTCTTGATGGAACATTATACAAAGCGAAATTAAGGAGGAGAATATGAAAGTATATTTATTATGCAGTCTTAATGATAAAGATTACATGGATCCTGAATTTGAATTCTTTAAATATTTTGAAGATGCACATCGATGCATCAAAGAAACAATTGCAGAGAGTACTATGAACAATGATATATCTGATAAAGAAGTTGAATATATAATTCCTTTAGGCAATTGTATAACAAGAGTAGAATACACATTTTATGATTATGATGATAATGAACACTTCATAGTGTTTGAAGTATTCGAAATCGAAATATCTGATGGAGACTGTTTATGCATGTTTCATCATGCTTACAACGGAGTTAATTTTCATATTGAAAAGATTGGGACTCTTGAAGAATGTCAGAATCAGATGCTAGATGCAACAGCTAAGATTGCTAATGATTATGACATTGATATAACAGATGTTGATCTGTTTGATGTAAATGAATATGATTCATGCATAGACACTGGAGATGAATGGAAAATGCATAATGTTATTCAGTTTAATGAAAGCGAAATTAAATGAAGATAATATCACATGAAAATAAGGAGAGATAAGTATGGGATTTTTAAATGTTAAAACAAACTATTCAGTATACAAGAATTGTATGCTGCGTTTAGGAAGATATATGTTAGATGAAAGTCTGGCTGTTGAGATTTACAACAGACAGGATGGAGAAATTGCAAGACTGACGACTTGCTTATGTGATCCTACATTACCGGAAGATATGGCATATGTAGACACAAATAATTGCCCTTGGGCGGTAGCTTTCCTTGAGGAAAATGGTTTGGCAGAGAAGACAGGGAGAACAAAAAGAAGTGGATATTGTGTTTATCCGGCAATGAGATTTAACAGAGAAAAAATAGCACAGTTCGAGAAAGAAGAAAATTAAATGGAGGTAATATCGCATGAAAACATGGAAAGTAGCAGTAACCTGGGAAATGTGCGGGTACATTGATATCGAAGCTAACAATATGGAAGAAGCTATGAAAAAATTCCATAGTGAATCGGAACATATCAAACTTCCTGAAGATGGTATCTATGTCGATGGCAGCTTTCAGTTAACATCTGATGATGTAGAGGAAATGGAAGCTATGGATAAGTTATGAAAATGAAAGGAAATAATTTTATGAGTGCAACAGTACCTATGTCTGTGTGGAACAATGTAAGAAAATATTTCAAAGAACATCTGGATGACAGATATGATCTTCAGGATGTAATCCGTTATAAAGATCCAATGGACTCATACCTGTATATGGTTATTGCAAAAGAAAAAGATTATCCGGAAACTAATGTCCAGTTAGGATGTGGACCATGGGTTGTGTGGACTACTTGGAACGAATCCACACAGTCACTGGATGGTGGTCATTATGATATCAAAACATATGAAGATGCTTTGTCAATCTGTGAAGAAAGGAGAGCAAGATAATGAAAATATGGTGTGTAGATGGAATTGATGATTTAGAGGGGAATACTTTTGCTTTTTGTAGTTCAGAAAAAACGGCAACTAAAGCTAAAGAATTACTGGAAAATTATGCTGGTCTTGAAAATATGCTCGAAATAAAAGAATCAAATCTTGAATTAGATATGATAATGATTAAGGGTGAAAAAATATTTATAAAGGAGAACAAAACGAGAACAACTCAGCAGGAATACGAAAAGATAAAAGAAGCATTTGAAATTCTTTCAAAAGAAATGGATGATCGTGATGAAGATTGTTCGATTCCTAAAAATGCAGTGGATAAAGGTTATTCACTTGCAGTAAAGCATATGAAAGAACAAATAAATGAGATCCTTTCAAATATTCAGATTCAATCAGATCACATAGACAAATAAGGCAATGCAGTAGATAAAGCAAAAGAAAGTGAGGAAACAAAATGCCAGCATTAAATAATTATAAGGAAGTAAAACAGAAACTTGATGAGGTAAGAACAATTACGGGAGACTTGGAATTCAATACTGCCGTCACATTCTTAATGCAGATCGGATGGAGTAGCAAGAGAGACATTATCTCCTTATGCAATAAATACAATACCGAGCCGGAAGAGAATGTAAATAAAAAAGTTGCAAATGCAGCTTTAATGATTAGCAATATCGCACAGCCAATCGAAATCCTTACATATGTAAAGCTTGAGTGCCCACTTTGGACTGAGGGAATTGAACCGAAGCGCCTTAAGAAAATTGCAGAAGACGTGATTAATGCCGGATATAAATACTGCAAGGATCCACGAGTTGATACTTTTGAAGACTGGAAAGAGCTTCTGGAACAACAGTATGGAATTACGAATGAAGAGTTACAGCAGATCCTGTATCTGAATGAGAGAGGAGAAGTGTAAAATGGTAGATTACAAAGAGAAAATCAAAAAACTTTTGGCGTTAAGTAAGAGTCCGAATGAACATGAGGCTCAGTCGGCTCTTGCAAAAGCGCAACGGCTTATGGCGGAACACAAAATTTCTATGGCAGAGGTCGAAGACAAAGAAAAAAGAAAGGCGCATGAACATTCAGCTGGAATTACTTATTCGACTAGAAGAGATCCTTGGATTTTAAGATTGTCTAAAGTTATTAGTAAGAATTACTGCTGTGAAAGTTTTTCTCGTAGAGAAAAAGGTAAACAAACGTATAAATTATATTTTTGTGGGTTAAATGAAGACGTTGAAATTTGTATGATTGCATTCAAATATGCAACTGATTGTATTCAATCAGAAATTAAAAAGAGAAAACAAAAAGGTAAGCTATTTAATTATACAAACGAACTGGTTACATCCATGTGTAATGGATATGCTTATGGTTTCATTAAAGGACTTGATGAAGCGTTTGAAGAACAAAAAAGAGCAGCTGCACAGTCAGAAGCAAATTGGGGCTTAGTATTATCTACGCCTCCAGAAGTAAAACAAAGAATGTCTGAGCTTGGAGCAAGGACAACTACATTTCAGTCTAAGCAAGCAGCAAAAGTATCAAAATCAGATTATGAAGCCGGTAAGAAGGACGGAAGAGATTTTGATATTACTAAAAGAGTGGCCGGTGAGTAAAGTAAATAAAACAGAATAAAAATTTAATTAAACAAAAGGAGATGTATATTATGATGAACAATACAATCGAGAGAAGAACAAATAACCTTACACATGTAGAAACGATGTTTGATGCAAGAAGAACTCCATGGGACGGACTTGGCAAGGGAATTGCCGGGGCAGTTACATCAAGAGATGCAATCAGATTAGCAGGTCTGGACTGGAATGTAGTTCCGACAGATATTATTTCTGAAGCTACAGGATTAAAGATTCCTGGTTATAAAGCCAACGTAAGAGATTTGGATGATAAAGTGCTTGGCGTTGTTACAGATCGTTATAAGGTAGTGCAGAATGATGAAGCCTTTGCTTTTACAGATGGATTACTTGGAGAAGGTGTACGATATGAAACTGCAGGTGCTCTTCAGAGCGGTAAGAAAGTATGGATGCTTGCAAGACTGGAAGGCAGAATGATTACTGATGAAAAAATTGATCCGTTCTTAGTGTTTACGAATAGTCACGACGGAAAAGGATCAGTCAGAGTAGCTATTACACCGGTACGTGTATGGTGCCAAAATACGCTTAATCTGGCCCTTAAAGAGGCTGAAAGACAGTGGGTGTGCAAACATACCGGACGCATTGATGAGAAGCTTGTAGAGGCAAAATATACGCTCATGAACACTGAACATTATCTTGAAGCTTTAGAAACAGAATTCGGAAAGATGAAGATGAAAAAGCTTGATGTTGATAAGGTACATAAGTTTGTTAAGATGTTACTTCCTATCAGCGAAAAAGATGGAGATCGTAAAGTAGCAAACATTCAGGAAATGCGAAACGAACTTATGATGAGATATCTTAATGCTCCGGATCTGCAGGTGCTTGAGCCATCTGCTTATAGATTTGTGAATGCTGTTTCTGACTTTTCTACACATAGAAAACCGTCCAGAGGAAGCGAATACTATCAGGAAAACATGTTCATGAAAGTAGTAGACGGAGATGAACTTATCGATAAGGCTTACGCAATTTGTGATGCTGAGGTTTGATACCTCGGCATCACGGAAGGGAGTAATGCAATGGAAGCAGTAAATAAAACTAATGGAAATATTTACCGTATTCAGCAAGATACAAATGGTAAATGGTTTGGTTATTGTGATCGGACAAAAGAATACACTCCAGCGTTTGTAAAATTGAAAGGATTGATAGGATTGTTTGAATTGAAAGGATATGAGGTGGTTGAGTGATGATTAATTTAAGATGAATTTTTAGAAGCAATATAATGCAAATGAAACAAGAGTTTTATGCTGAAAATTGAGGTAATCATGTTAACAGAAAAAGAAATTCAGATAGTTATGAACGCATTAAATGGTACACCGACACTTACAACATCTAAATTTGCGGATAAAATTGAAACTATTTTAAGAAAATATAAGGAGAATAAAGATGAATAAATTTTTACATCAC